TGCTGTATTTGTGATGTTTTTTAGCCACCGGAGCCGCCTTGGTTCGCTCTGACCAAAAAGACCGGCAGGATAAGGCGAAGGCTAGGTACGACGACATCAAGCGTCGGACGGGCGAACGCTCACGCAAAGTCGGTGCAGCCGGTCGCGACATCGGCAGCATTCCGCCGGTCAAGGACGCCAATCGTCGTGACTCCTGCCGGTCGTCCTTCCGCCAGTTCTGCGAGGTCTACGGCGCTGAGTCGTTTCCTCTGGCGTGGTCCGCTGACCATCTGACGGCTATCGCCAAGATTGAGGCTGCTGTGCTGCGTGGCGAGTTGTTCGCGTTCGCCATGCCTCGTGGCTCTGGCAAGTCAACGCTGTCGATCTGGGCGTGCCTCTGGGCGTGTCTGTACGGGCACCGCTCGTTCGTGATGCTTGTGGGCTCTGACCAGGCGATTGCGTGCCAGATGTTGGATACCTTGAAGTCGCATCTTGAACAGAACGACTTGCTGGCCGAGGACTTCCCGGCTGCGTGCTACCCGGTGCGTGCGTTGGAAGGCATCACGGCTCGGGTGCGTGGGCAGACGTGCGAGGGCGAGCCTACTCACATGGGCTGGACGGCGGACAAGGTGACGATGCCGTGGATTGGCAAAGCTGCGTCTGCCGGTGCCGCTGTGCGTGTCGCTGGCATCACTGGGCGTATCCGTGGCGTCAGCCATACTCGACCGGACGGCAAGACCATCCGGCCTGACTTGTGCCTAATCGACGACCCACAGACCGACGAGTCAAGTGCTTCGCCTTCGCAGGTCGCAACCCGTGAACGAATCCTTGCCGGTGCAATCCTCGGGCTCTCTGGACCGGGCAAGAAGATCGCCGGTCTTGCGACCATCACGGTGATCCGTCCCGACGACTTGGCCGACCGGCTGCTCGACCGGATGCGTCACCCGTCGTGGCAAGGCGAGCGGACCAAGCTGGTCTATGAGTGGCCGACCGCTGATGAACTGTGGGGCCAGTACGCCGAGATGCGACGCGAGGGCCAGCGTAGCGGCGAAGGCACCGCAGCTGCGGATGAGTTCTATGCTGCCAACCAAGTGGTGATGGATGCCGGCTCTCGAGTTGCGTGGCCGGAGCGTAAGCACGACGACGAACTCAGCGCCATTCAGCATGCGTGGAATCTACGCATTGACCGTGGTGAGTCTGCGTTCATGGCGGAATACCAGAACGCTCCGCTCGCCGACGACATCTCGTCCGAGAAACTAGACAAGCGGTCGCTCGCCGCCAGGGCGTTGACGCTGCCGCGTGGCACGGTGCCGCTGTCGCATCAGACGCTGACGGCGTTCATCGACGTGCAGGACAAATTGCTCTACTGGCTCGTCGCCTCGTGGGGCGAGTCCTTCGGCGGGCACGTCGTAGCCTACGGCACTTACCCTGACCAGGCGTCTACGTTCTTTGAGGCTAAGAACGCAAAGAAGACGTTGGCACTTGCCGCCAAGGGTGCGGGCTTTGAGGGTGCGTTATCCGCTGGGCTTGAGTCGCTGACGCAGATTCTACTTGGAAGGGATTGGCTGCGAGAGGACGACGTACCGATGCGAGTGCGTCAGGTGTGCGTCGATGCCAACTGGGGACAGTCCACAGAAGTGGTGCGGACGTTCTGCCGGCGGTCTACGTTCACCGGCTCTCTGCTGCCAACTCACGGCAAAGGCATCGGTGCCTCGGGCGGCTCGCTCACCGAGAAAAAGGGTCGAGGCGAAAAGCTGGGGCTCAACTGGGTCATGCGTCAGACGGCGACGAACCAGCGATACGGAGTCTACGACACGAACTTCTGGAAGACGTTTTCGGCTGCCCGGCTGCGGCTGACGCTGGGCGATCCCGAGGCAATCACGCTCCACGCTGGCGAGCACGACATGCTCATTGAGCATCTGACGAGCGAGTACCCGGTGAGGACCGAGGCCCGCGGGCGAGTCGTGGACGAGTGGAAGCTAGACAACCGGCGTGAGAATCACTTTTGGGACTGCCTCGTTGGCTCTGCCGTAGCGGCGTCGATTGCTGGCGTGCATCCCGTGGCGACAGAGGCGGGAGGACGGCTGCGGAAGAAGGTGACAATTCCGAGCGGCGGCAAGAAAGTCATCCAGGTGAAGAGGCTCGGGAAATGATCAACGTCGTCAGCGTCGATGGGCTTGACCCTCGGGACTTGTTTGCCATCCGCTCGCGGCTGACGAAGCCAGACAGTGAGTTTAACCGGGAAGTCTCTGGCGTTCTTGAGGGCGAGTCGTCCAGCTGCACGCCGATTGCCGTCTGCCACATCGACGGCGCTCTTGTCGGCTGGGCCTGCTCGCACGTCTGGCGAGACACGGCAACGCTCGAGATGTTTGTCGATCCTCGGCACCGGGCGTCGTGCATGGCATTGGCACTGTCAGCGTCTCTCGTCATCCACGGGACGATTGACCGCAACACGTCGCTCGCGGTGTTCGCTCCTGCCACTGCGGCAATTGCCCGGAAACTTGGCGTGCTCAACGTGGTCGAGTACGAGCGGTCGGGTACGGATTGGGTCAAAGTCTAACGGCATACCCGGTCTGACTTAGCCGCTGCCTGCCGTAGCGTCACGCTCTATGAGCGACGAACTGCGCGACAAGATCGCTGAGACAGCATCCGGCCCGAAGCGCGTCCGCACGGACGCTGGCGAGGTCGAGTCGCAGGACGTCGCCGCAATGATCGAGGCTGACAAGTATTTGTCTGCCAAGGCTGCGAGTGCCGGCACGAACAATCGACGTGGTCTGCGTTTCAACAAGCTCCTGCCGCCAGGGACGATCTAACGTGGGCATGCTCGGCAACCTTTTTGCGAGGCAGAAGCCGCAGGCGGTGGCTGTGCCGCTTCGCGTCCGTGGCAAGTTCGACGTCGCCGAGAGCGGCGAGGATCGACGCCACTGGGCCAACGCTGACGCATTCGCTGCCGACGCTGCACTGTCGCCGATGGTGCGACGGACGATGCGGAACCGGGCTCGCTACGAGCGGCAGAACAACTCCTACCTCGCTGGCATGTCGGCCACGCTCGCCAACGACTTGGTCGGCACAGGCCCACGGCTTCAGCTGCAATTCGGCGACGACGATACCGCTCGGATGATTGAGCGTGCGTTCTTTGATTGGTCGTGGCAGATCGACCTAGCGTCGAAGCTGCGGACGATGCGTGAGGCTCTGGTCGTTGATGGCGAAGCGTTCGCCATGATGATCACCAATCCTCGCATGCCGGGCGTGCAGCTTGACCTTCGGCTCGTAGAGTCCGAGATGGTCGCCACGCCGACTGAGTTGATGGCGCAGAGCATCACGCCTGACGGCTCGACGGTAGACGGTCTTGAGTTCGACACGGTTGGCAACGTCACGGCGTATCAGGTGCTGAACTACCACCCTGGCAGCAACTTCCGCGTCAACACGCTGGAGTTCCAGCGAGTGCCAGCGTCGCAGATGGTGCATTGGTTCCGACCGCTTCGGCCTGGTCAGCATCGTGGCATGCCCGAGGTCACGCCGGCTCTCAAGCTCTTCGCACAACTGCGGAGATACACAGAGGCTGTCTGTGCTGCTGCTGAGACTGCCGCCGACTTTGCGGGCTTCCTTCGCACGAACTCGCCTGCCGCCGAGGTGGACGAGGTCGAGGCGTTCGCTGAGATGCCGATTGAAAAAAGGTCGATGGTGACGCTGCCAGACGGGTGGACTTTTGAGCAGCTTAAGGCAGAGCAGCCGACCAGCACGTACGCGATGTTTAAGCGTGAACTCATCGGAGAAATCGGACGCTGCCTCGGGCTTCCATTCAACGTCTCTGCGCTTGACTCGTCCTCGTACAACTACGCATCCGGTCGCATGGACCATCAGGTCTACGCGACGACTCAGCGAATCATGCGTGACGACCTTGAGCGCAAGTTGCTCGACCGCGTGCTTGAGGCTTGGGTCAACGAAGCCACGCTCGCCGGCTACATGCCGCAAGGTGTTCCCGCCTTCTCTGAGTGGGATTGGTCGTGGCAGTGGGACGGCAAAGAGCACGTTGACCCGAAGAAGGAAGCCGACGCTGCCGACACTCGGCTGCGGAATCACACGACCACGCTGGCGTCAGAGTACGCCAAGCAGGGCAAGCAATGGGATGTCGAACTTCGTCAGCGTGCCGCCGAGGTGGCGCTGATGGATGAGCTTGGCTTGTTCGTGGACTTCACGCCGGAGGTCAATTACGGCGGCGCTCTCGATGAGAACGGCGACCCGGAGGAAACCGAATGAACGCAATCAAG